TGTGTAAGTGTAAACACGATATTACAAAATCGTGTTAGTGGACAAAGAACAAATCCTGATGATAGAGCAAGAATATTTGCCAATGATGCTGTATTTGACAGAGTTCCAGAACTTTATAATATATCATTTGACTTTGGTAAAGAATACAAAGCCACTGGCGGCGGATATGGCAGAGGCGGCGGAGGCGGCGGAGGCGGCGGAGGCGGCGGCCGTGATAGACAAAGAATACAGGAAAGATAATGCAAGTTAGAAGAGCAACAATAAAGGATTATGACGAGATTAAAAGACTGATGATTGACTTTGCAAACAGCAATCCTGTAAAAGATTTACATAATCCTAAATATGATAACAATCACGTGAATAGAGTATTGGATTACATAACCAGAGAAGGTGTCGCACTAGTTGTTGAAGAACAACATCAGGTAGTGGGTATGCTTTTGGCAACCATACAGGGCGACTTTTGGTTACCTCATGTAAAACGTATGACTGAGGTAGCATGGTGGGTAGAAAATGCTTACAGGGGCTCTACGGCGGGTGCAAGACTACTTAAAGAATATATTAGTATAGGCGAACAACTTAAAAAAGATAAAAAAATTACTAGTTTTACACTCACAACACTGAGTTCAACACCAGACTTAAAGTTAAACAACAGAGGTTGGGAACCTATAGATTTTAATTGGATATTCAGAGGATAAGATGGCAGTATTTACAGCAATAGCAAGTGCAATAGTTGGATCAACATTATTTGGTTCTGCTTTATTAGCCACAATCGCCACAAGTGTTATAGCAGGTGGATTAGCATATGGAACAGCAAGAGCATTGGGTGTATTTAAAGCACCAGAAATAGCACAACAACGTGATCCAGGTGTAAGTATTCAGTTACCACCAGCAACAGACAATAAATTACCCGTATTATATGGACAAGCATTTACAAGTGGTCCTATATTTGATGCGGCTATAAGCAATCAAAACAAAACAATGACATACTGTATAGCATTAAGTGAAGAAACAACCACAGGAACGTTTAGTTGTAGTGAAGTGTTTATGAATGATGTTAAATTGGTATTTACAGGTAATACAGTAACAAGTCATGTAGATCCTAACCAGAGTTCAGATACCACATATGCTGGTAATGTAAGATTAAACATTTATCAGGGCGGTAGTAGTGGTAGTGATGTTATATTCCCAACAAGTGGAACTGGTTCAAGCACAGCGGCAACCAGCATTGTTCCGCATTGGAGTGTTAACCATACAGCAAACGCAATGGTATTTGCTGTTTTACAAATTGATTACAGTGCTGAAAATGGTTTAACTGGTTTACCACAGATGACATTTAAAATGAATAACACACTTAATAATCCAGGTGATGTGTTATATGATTATTTGACTAACAGTCGTTATGGTGCAGGATTAACAACAAGTCAAATAAATGTAAACAGTATAACAGGCACAAGTAATGTGGAAATGAAAGGTTATTGTGATGAATTAGTTGCTTATACCGATAAATCCAATGTTTCAACAACTAATAAAAGATATCAGATTAATGGTATGTTAAGCACATTTGATACAGTTAGCACAAACATAGATAAAATATGTCAGAGTTCAGCAACATTCTTTACATTTGATGTTAAAAATGGACAATTTAAAGCAATACCTAACAGAGCAATTAGCACAGCAGAAAAAGCCAATTGTTTAGTGTATAATGATGATAATATTGTCAGTAAAATAGATATCAGTTCAACAGAATTATATGCACTATATAATGGTGTTGAAGTTGAATTTGCAGATCAAAACAGAAAGGATCAACTTAATACTGTTCTAGTATCTACACCAGCAGGTGACAGAAACGCAAATGAACCTGATAATATTTTAAAATACAAATTGGATATGATTAATGATAATATTCGTGCAGAAAGATTAGCAAATATAGATCTTAATCAAAGCAGAGTAGCCACAGTTATTCAATTTGAAGCAGATTATAGTGGTATACAAACAGATGTTGGTGATGTTATAAAATTAACAAACAATTTATATGGTTGGACAGACAAGTTATTTCGTGTAATGAGAGTAACAGAGAATTCAGACGATAGTGGTATGATAACAGCACAAATAAGTGCTATGGAATACAGTGATGATTATTATGGAAATCCTGTTAATTTGCGTGAAACACCTGATATAGGTTTCATTGATTTACCCAGAATACCTATTATAGGTCCAATTCCTATACCTTTAGCATTTAGTGATGGTGGATACAGCAATGTAGGACAATTACCAGGCACAGTATTCGGTAATGTTATACCTAATGCTGGTCTGCAGATATTTGGTGCTGGAGCACAAATAGAAGATCAAGGATTAGCAAATACAAATGTGACACTGGATACAGGAGGACACGATTTCTTAGAACTTATACCACCAGCAGAATATGATATCAGAGGTGTAGATAGAGGAGATTTCACATTTAACGCATTCGCAGATCACGGTGGATATGCTTTGGATACAGGATATGATGTAGGGTTTAAGAGCAATGGTAATATAACATTTGCTAACAGCACAACAAGTCAAACATTCCCTATAGGTGGCGGAGGAACACAACACTTGGGATTTACAACACCTGCAGGTCTATTAGCATCGATGACAACATTTAGCACAGATCCCACAGCAAATACATATTCATTAGCAAGTGATTATAAACCTATATCAGCAAACATAGTGTTAGAAGGATACAGTGACGCACAAAGTAATCCCAGTTTAGGAGCACCCAGAGCGTTTGATAATATGAGTTATCAAATAAAAAGAATCACAAAGGGTGAAAGATAATGAAAAGAATTATATATGATAATAGAACAGGTATTATAGAAAGTTGTAGAAATATACCTAATCATATGTTGGATAAAAACCTTTCTAAAAGACCATACCTTTCATACCTTAATGGTAGTGTTCCTAATACCAGAGATTACAAAGTGAATTTGGAAACATTACAAGTGGAATATCAGGCACCAGTAACTGATTTAACATATTGGATAAGAATACGCAGAACAGCAAAATTAATATCAAGTGATTGGACACAAGCACCTGATTCACCTTTAACAGCAGAAGAGAAAGCAGAATGGGCCACATACAGACAGGCACTGAGAGATATGCCAGTAACTAACAATACAGCAACATCAAGACAGGATGTTGTATGGCCTACACCTCCAGGAGCATAAATGTATAAGTATGCTTTCTTCAAAAACAAGATTGACGGATCAGAACCCATAAATGTAACTAACGCACCAGGCGTAGTGGTAACTCCTGTAATAGCAAATGTAAATCTGGGTAATGTTATCAATTTTAACATATCAGCAGATAGAACAACTCAACCCACATTCTATTGGACAATACAGGGTAATGTAACAACAGGTGATTTCTCAGATAGTGAAGGCCTAAGTGGTAGTATTCAATTAGACGCCACAGGTAATGCCACAATAACAAAAGAACTTATTCAAATAGGTAATGCTAATATAGATTTCTATATGGATATTAGAACAGGATCACCAGCAACACCCATAGAAGCAATTAGTAATACAGTATTTACAGAAGATGTAGCAACAATGACGGTAACTGGTGGAGATGAAATTATCACAGTAAATGAATTCTATAAAGCACATCAATTTAACACAAGTGCTAATATAAACATAGTGGATTTAGGCGATAGTGCTAATTTCTATAGCACATTAGCAAATGTGGAATATTTAGCAGTAGCCGGTGGCGGTGGCGGTGGATATGCATCTATATATCCTAGAAATCCATCTACATATCAAAGTGATAATCACGGAGCGGCAGGAGGAGGTGCTGGTGGAGAAGTATTGATTAGCAGTAATATAGTGTCACTGGCAAATTATAGTATTAGTATAGGATCAGGAGGAACCGGAGGTAATGGTATTTCAGGAACACCAGTGCTACCTACAGCAGGAGGAAATACTACAGTATTTGGAAATACATTACAGGGAGGTAGTTATGGAGGTTCTGTAAGAACTAATGTTGTAGGAAATATTACAGCATTTATATCATTATTAGACGGATCTAGTGGATACAACGGAGGTGGAGGTGCCTGTTATGTATATGATCCTTATGATGGTGTTAATGCTATAGCATATGAAGGAAATAATGGTATAGGAACAAATTATAATGGAGGTTTGCCTAATACAACCACTCAAACAGGACCATATGCGGGTAAATTCGTTATAGGAGCAGGTGGCGGTGCCGGTTCAGGAGCCGTTGGACAATCTGGTAGTTCATTCACATTAGGCACTGGTGGAATAGGACAATCAGCATATAAAGGGGGTAATGGTGGTATAGGAATAAATTCTGTAAATCTTAATGCAAAAACACAATATTATGGAGCAGGAGGAGGTGCCGGTGGAGGTGAAAATACTACACCAGTAGGAAGTTTAGAATATTCTTTAGGTGGTGCTGGAGGACTGACAGGCGGAGGATATGGTGCAGGTGAACTTAATAATGGAACATGGACAAATTGGCCTACATTAGCCAGAGCAGGAACGGCAGGTGCTACTAATTTTGGAGCAGGGGGAGGTGGAGGCCATGCCTTAACTAGAGTTGCCAGCCCTAATGGTCAAGATGGATCTAATGGCACAGTTATAATAAAATACATATCATCATATAGAAAAGCAACTATATGATAAATACATAGAACAACATTCTGTTATACCTTAGTATAACAGTCTTACCCTTTAGGAGAGAAATATGTCGGGAAGACTCTTAGATTTCAAATCATATATAGGCGGAGCAGATAATGTTCAAGTTATCGAATTGTTCCCCAGCAATCAAAAATCATACACATATTCATTCGGTGGAAATAATATATCAGGTTATAGTTGGAAATTGGATTGGCAAAGTGTGTTATTGGATACAGTAACATATGATAGAACAACCGGTAATCCCAATTTTGCTGATACCACAGTTACTGGATATTTTGATAATTTAACAACCATTACAGAACCAAATGCTAATATAGATACTACAAATGCCGCATCAGGCACAGTAATAATAACAATACCAGATGACAGATATACAGGGCAATTATTACCTAACGCAAGAAGCAATGTAGTAATGACAGTGTTTAGTGTTGAATGGACAACCGACGATACTCCTCCACAAACAGAACTCCATCGTTGGGCAATTTTAGAACGGTGGGAACCAGAAGTAA